TAAAATCTACAAGATAAATCATATAGCGTAATAAGTTGTGCATATCACGTTCTTTGAAAGCATCTAATTCTTCCCATATGCGATCTTGTACGTGTTGCGGACAAGGTGTTTTTGCTTTGCCTAGGACATATTCATATACATTAATGTCTTTGTATTCATCAGGCATAAACCATTCACTTTGACATACTCCATCAAAAGTCTTTTGATCTACATCTAGTGGAATATACTTCTGTAGTTTGTTAAACCCTTGTTCTTCCATTGCCGCATTAAATTTGTCTACGTCATCACTTGGATTACACAATACCACATGAACTTTATCCGATTGACCACTATAAATCATATCGATTAAATCGCGATTACTAAATCGTGGGATACCTAAATCATCAGTTCTCATAAGCATATATGTATTTTATGACACGTTTATTAAATCGTCAAGAGAATTATCACCATTTTCTTGTTGTTGTTTTAACTTAGCAGCAGCTCTTCTTGCTTCTAATTCTAATTTATATCCATCCATTAACAATATCATTTGATGTCTTACATCTGGATTATCCGTAACAAAATACATATGATTTAATTTTAGAAGTTTTTGTTCTAAAACTGCGTCAGAATATTCTGCAAGATTTTCTTGTAAAGGATGCATCATACTTGAGAATATGCACCTAAGTTTTGCAAAAACACTTTACCACCATTGTTATAAGTAAATGCTTTAATTAAAGTGCTGTCGTTGCTTGCTAGTGTTGTGGTAATTTGTGGACTACCACCAAAAGATGCATCAACTTGCATTAAACTACTTTGACTTGCACCATACTCACTTGCAAATGTTACCGTCCTTGTTGCACCACCGTCACCATAAACATGAATATACAATTCTGAATATTCGTCATTAGTAGGCCATCCGTTTATTGTTAATGTAATATTGGCTTGTGCGGTAATTGTAAAATAGTGACCAGACTGAAAACTTAATTCAGCATCGGCAGAAATACCAGAGAGTCTGTTAGTATGTGTTAATGATTGCTCTTTCGCAACATATCTATAGATTGTTTCGTTATTAAAATTGTTATCAATAACATCCCCTGCTGCCAAAGGACCTTTTAAAATAGTATTTGCTTGCAAAGCATTAATTTCACCCCTTGCTTCTACAAAATTATTTTCGATAATATTAAAATTATCTCTAAATCCTTGTGAATCATTATCTTGTCCTGCAATTGGAAAATTTACATCAATTTGCTCAACACTAATATTACTGGCCATTATTATTCCTCTCTAACAAATATATTTATCACCTTAAACATTATACTTATAATTTCCAAATACAACAAATTGTTCATTTTCGTTATTAGCTGTATTACTTACAATATATCTGTCAATTTCGTATTTAATTTGATTAAACTCAAATCCATTATTGATAATATTTTCTTTTACCAACTCACCTGTTCCTGGTTTACAGAAACATAATGGCATTGCTGTAACATAATCAAGTTCTTGTCCTGTAGTGGTTTGACTACTACGCATCCAAAGAGGCAAATATTCTCTTTCATTTGCTCCTATTTCTTCTATTCGCTTTCGCATATTTCCTATGTTACTAATATAACGTAGTACATTTGCATTTTGACTTACAAGTATGCTGTTATTATCAATAGTAATTACATCATATTTTGGTCTCAGTCTATTTGTAGCTGTATCATTAGCAGCAGTTGTACCTGTTGATCTAAATACAATTATTGTACCATCTTGTGCAACAATTTCTAATTGTGCTTGTGCTGGTACCTCTACTACTCCTTCTCTTGTAGTAATAGAAATAGTTCCTTGATTAGTTGGAACACGTATAATTTCACCGTCTCTTGGCGTAATAGTATAAACATCAGCACCTTCATCTACAGCAGTAACATCATCTTTAGTTTCTAATTTTACATCATTGACTTTTAATGCTTCTCCTGTTTTAGACCTTACCGTAAAATTTGTGTTTCCTACATTTGGTTGCATAGGATCAACAATTTCAACATATACAACTTCATAGACAACATCGTTTGTACCAGGTTTTTTTGCTATGGCAGTTTTTAATTCTCCAAATCTAAACTGCTTTTTCTTATGATTTTTTGTAGCAGCAGCTACAAAGTAACTTATAGATTTAGCTTCTATTCCTGCATAGGCTAGTGTACGAAGATTTTTTTGTACCCCAAAATTTTCATCAAATGGTCTGTAAATGTATTCAGGAGTGAAAACTCTATAGTCATTTATAAATGATTCGAATGCAGTTTTTTGTGTACTATTAGGAAATGGTTGCATGAATACATTTGAATATACTTTAGAATCAACATCATTGACTACAAGAGTAAATTCACGCACACTTGCACTATAACCAAAACGATCTCTAGCCAAAACCTTAAATCTATATTTCCTGTCAATAGTTGTAGTACTACCGTCAAATGTCATAGTACGTGAGTCAATTGTAGTCAGACCTAACCCTTGTGAATTACTATATTGGTTTGCTTTACCAACAAGTTCACCATCACGTTTTAATGTTAAACCAAATGGAAGTTTACCACCAATTAAATCATATCGTAATGAAGACCCTTCCAATGTTGTAGTTGCCTCTATTTTCAATGTACTGATTCTGTTAGCAAGTATATTACCTAAATCGTTACCAGTTATCCAGTTAATTTCACTTGATACATCTCCTAAAACATTTATTGTAAATGTTTTCTGTGTAGATACAACCTCTATATTAGTTGTGCTTATTCTTTGTACAATTAATGTTTGAGCTAAAGCACCAAAAGTAATTTGTGTATTTTTTGAAATTGATCTTGTTAAATTTGCACTCAAAGGAACTTTGTAAAAAGGATCACTACGTGTGGTGTTTACAACACTGCTATCGTCACTGCTAATTACACTAACAAATTTATTTCTTGTTCTTGTTTTATCAGTGCTTAATATTTCAAAATTTATATATCTATCGCTAAATGTGATAATTCTGTATTCACTTGTTGTAACATCAAATGTAAGCAAATATCTTTCAAATGCTTCTCTAAATGTTTCACCCGGAACTGGTTCAATTCCAGCTAAAGTGTAGTTAAATTGTAAATCTCCGCTACTATCATCGGATTGTATTTCATATTCAACATATTCTTTCCATAATGTTGTAGTTAAATAATCATCCACTAATTTGTACGATTCTGTCGAAGAGTAATTTAATGTTTTGTTTTTATAAAAATCTAAATCTGCTTGACTTAATTCTTTAACATATAAAAATCCATCACCATTAATTGCATCTCTATAGATTTCTAATGGTTTACTTGCTTTATATGTAGGTTCTAATGGTCTTGATAGTTCTAAGACATCATAATCCTCGTTCATATCACTAACAGATTCAACATCATACATGTTATTATCAATGTTTATTGTCTGACCTAATAAACTATCTAAATCACTTATACCATCATCTCTGGTCGTTGGCAATTTCCTAATTTTAATATTTGATTTACCAGATAATGTGTCTTCTATGATACTTGTGTTAATTTCTACTATATCATTGCTATCACTTTCTTGTCTTAGTGCTTCAATAGTAAAACGATATTCTTTTGTAACTGATGGTTGATATGGTATAATACCTGCAAGCTCACCTGTTAGTCCATCTAATTTTAAACCTGGAGGAATGACACTTGGTGTGCCGTCATCATTAAATGGCATTATACTATAACTAATTGTGCCTAAAAGTGAATTTGGATCAAACACATCTAAAAATAGTGTAACATAATTATCAGCACGTTTGAATCCTAGATTTCCAGGTGTCAACCAAATAGGTTTACGTAAGTATGTGCTGTCTGCTGTAAACAAACCAGTACCGGATTTCATAATAGTGTTATCAGCTCTTAAAAAATCATCTCCTACAACATACATTCTAAACTCACGTTTTACTGAACTTACATCATCTTCCACCGTAACTCTAAAATTATAATATCTGTTTAATTTTTTTGGAGCTCTAGTAGGAGTACTAAATCCATAAAAAGTTGTGTCATAAAAATAACTATCAAACCCATCGTCGTCTGCTATATTGCCAAAGTCTAATGGATTATTATCATATGTTCCGCTATCATACCCTGGTTCTGCATCGATGTCAAGTGCTAATATAGGATCTACAATACCGGTAATTCTACCATCTTCTGATAGACTCAAACCAGGAGGCAACTCGCCATCATCGTCACCTATGAAAAATCTTAACTTTTCTCCTGCTGCTAAATCGCTGTCTATAGCTTGCAATTGGAAATCTACAACACTACTATCTAAAACAAAATATGCTTGGTTTACTCTGTCTGGAGGTGTGTTGTCAAATATTACATTAAGAACTTCCCAGTTCTTTTCTAAAGAGTCATATATTTTTATTATAAAATCAAATGTGTTATCAAAAACTTGCACCCAAAGTTGATCGTTTATAGGATCAATTGGTGCTGTTTTACTTACGGTATAATCAACATTTTTCCAAACAGGTGAGTTGCCAGATTCGTCATAAAATCTAAATCTTAAATTAAGTCCGTTTGTAGTTTTGTTTAAATTAAACCAAAAGTCTGTTAAGTTTGCATTAGGAGTTGTAGCATCAACTTTTAATACGGTATCAGTTCCAAGAGCTCCTTTCATTTGTGTTTCGTTAACTCTATACCAACGATCATTTGTTTTATACCAAAATTGTTGTACATCGGTAACAAAAGCAAAATCTCCATTTTCTCCTGTGTCTCTACTTGGAATACCTTTGTAAATTGTAATTGTTTGTGCAGTAAAAACACTAGTGTCGCCTGTTGCAAATATTCCCCAATTAGTATTTTCTGTGTCAATCCAATACTTGTTTCTTAGAGTTGTGCTAATTGCTAGATCACCTGCAGGAGTAATCCAACGTGGTGCATCTTCGCCTTCAATTCTTACACGTAAAGTTCTATCAGCAATACCTTCATCATTGCTTGCTCTTACAACAAACTCAAATTCTGTAGTTTTTCCTACTTCAAAAGGCACTCCTTTTAAATTATAATTTTCTATTCTCAAGCCTGGAGGTATAGTACCAGCAATATGACTTATTGTAATACCTTCAGTACTATCTAAAGGTAAAGCAATATCTACATTTGTGCGTTCTTGAAAAGTTGCTAATTCTGCACCTGTTGCAACCGTCCATTGTGGTAATGCCATTTAACCCTCCTTACGGCGAAACTGCTGGTAACAAACCTAAATCAACACTTACATCTTTACCTAAGATAAATGTTCCAAAGTCAACATCAATTTCATTAATAAACCAGTCAATTAAACTTGTGCGATTTGATCCTAGCTCTCCAAAATCCCAACTAAATGCACGATCCAATTCTTCACGTAATATATCATTCAACCTAGATACATTAACCAATGCGTTATTATCAGCATTCAGATTTGCATTTAATTGAGGTGCTGTTTCTCTAACAATTTGACTATCAAAAGTGATTGTCTTTGTTGAGTTATCTACACTTACTTGTGCTCCTTGAGTACCTGTTAAATTAATTACACTTTCTACAGGAGAAGTTAATGTGTAAGTGCCGTCTGTGAATCTGTAATATGCTTGTGTGCTTGAAAAATAAAGTGTATTTCCGTCATCGCTTACACGTATTGCCATTGTTTCTGGAAATAGTGGGTCTACACTAAGTTTTCTAAAATTTAATGTTGTACCGACTTGTTCTTTGAAAACTGCTTGACCTTCGCCAACACTTGCACCTACAATATCTGTAGCATTACTTAGACGTATATCAAGGTCTTCAAAATTAGCATTTGCTTTTATAAATGCTTCTCTTAGGTCATCGCCTGTGCCGTCATTAGCAAGAGCACCTACGTTAATAGTTTGGACTGCCATATTAATCTCCGTTTTATATATTTATCACGGAAAGTATTAATGATTACGGACCTACGGTTTCCCAACTGGTACCATTAAAGACTTTTACTTTAAAATCATTTTCGTCGTATATCATTGCACCTCTAACTGCACCTGCTGGAGTTGCATTATCAAATACAGGTAAATTTAAACCAAGTGTACCAAATTGACCTGGCATTTGTACCCATCCATTGCTTCCGCTACCGTTGTCCTGCGCATAAAAGTATATTGTAACACCATCTGAATATATATCGCCAACAGTTGGTGAAGCAGGGCCGCCAATTGCACTAGCACGTAATGTAAGTAAGCCGTTGTCAATATCTATTCGTGTACCATTAAGTAAAACATTACCACCGCTGTTTTGCACTCGTGTTACACCATTGATGATTGGAATATTACCTTCGGACGTAGCAGTTAGTGTATTACCTTGTATAGTGCCGCCAGCAGTGATAGCTCCGTTTGTTGTTGTGATATTACCATTTGTTGTTGTATAATTTCCAACATTATCTAAACTATCAACAACTACATCTTTTAATGTACTTGTTAAAACACTTGTGCCTGAAACATTAAATGCTGTTGCAACAATAGCAGTTTCTGCATCGGCTCCACGTGCAGCAACACTTGCAAGTGTGTCTGTTTCAGCAGTAAGTAAACCACTTGCATCAAAACTAATTGTAATTACTCCGTCAACGGTTTTATCTAAACTAATTCTACCAGCGGTCACAAGAACACTAGATTGTTTTAAATATTCATTTGTATTTAGATAACCAACGTTCACATAGAATGAATCAGGATTAACTCCGGGATCATTTGACAATTCTTGTAATGTAGTAGGAAGATCAGCAGGAGTAAAAGTAAATGTACCAGTTGCATCGTTATATGTAAGACTACCCGATCCTGATGGCGGATTTGATATTACTTCTAGATCTGTTAGTGCTATACCGCCCGCCGCTGGCTCAGATTGCCAACTAAATCCGTCCCATGTTAGAACTTCGCCTGGTAATGCGTCAGAAACAAATACATCGCCGATATCATTTAGTTCGTTAATATTTAGATTGTTTAAATCAGGTTTATTTCTTATAAATCTTACATCGTTTTGGTTTGCTATAGCCCAATCTGATTGAACTTGTGCTGCTACGGTTTCGCCGTTTACGGTTAAGGTTCCACTGCTTATATTGCCAGTAGTGCTAATTGAACCAGTGCTTGAAATAGCGCCGCTTGTGATGCTTCCAGTAAAAGTGCTTGTACCAGTAACCGTAAAATTACCGCCTACACTTGCATCTCCTGAACTAGCAAGTGTACCACCACTTAATGCGCCAACTACACTCAAACTGCTTAATCCTGTAAGACCGCTATTAGCTAAATTAAGGATATCACCACTTGGTAATTCTTTAATTTTGTTACCGTCGTCTGTGTCTACTACTAGTGGAAATCTATTTGCCATTCTCTAAATCCTGTTCTTTTTTATATTTATCGTATATTTACAATGCTGCTATTCTTGCTTGAAAGTCAGCAAAGTCTGCGCTTGCTGCTACTTCAGATTGCAATGTTGCTAAACTTACATAACCCGGAATAACACCATTCACAGCATCAACAAGTAATGTACTATCGTCGGCAAACACACTACCTTTTATATCAGTTGTAACATTGCCATCTTCTAATGCTGCTATGTCAGCATAAACCTCTGTAAAGTTTTCATTAATTTTAATCATTGCATCGCGGAGAGGATCACCCCCTCCGCTATTTGCTTTTGTTCCAACATTAATTATTTTTTGTGCCATTATACTCTCCCTACCACTACTTCAACTATACCGCGGTCTTCGTGATCTTTGACACCGACTGCTTTACCTATTACTTGTCCAACGCCTGGAGAGTTGTTTACTATTGCATAACCCGGAACGGCACTAGTTACAAGCATATCACCTTTTTGCACCCGACCTATAACCTTAC